GCTCATACGGCGATTCAGCTGGCCGGTGATGGCTGCAATCTTGTGCAGGTGTACCCAGTAGCGTTTGCGGGGGGTGAGTAGTTCACTCATGGTTAGGCTTCCCACTCGTCAAAGCAATCACAGTCTTTGATGTCCTTGTGAGGGCAGTTGTCGAGCTTGTCTTGGATAGGTGTCTTCATTGCTTTTACCTTGTTGTTAGTTGATTGGTATCTTCCGGTTGACTGATGCTTGCCTTGGCGTTGCTATCGGTTCGTTGGTTGATACTTGAATACTATACCTAATTAAATACTAAGTCAAGTACTTTATTAAATACTATTAACTCTGGTAATGGTATATATCTTACCGCCACGGGTAATAAGCACCTTAGTACCGGCGTCAACTTTGTCTAGCTGGGTCTTCATAGTCTTTTTAAATTCTGTAGTCGTCATTTTATTTGCTCCTTTATGTAGGCTTCGATAAGCCACCAGTAGCGGTTGACTTCTTTAAGGTCGGATTCTTTCTCTTTATCGGACAAGTCGGCGTATTCAGTTTCTATTTGCCTGTCCCAGCGTTTTACGAGGTCGGCCGGTATCGTGATAGTACCATCGTCGTTTCGGGTGCAAATCTTGTGCATCCAGTCCTGCCAGCTTGCCCAGCGTTCATGTTCAATACGAGCAAGTTTTTGTTTGAGGTCATCCATTATTCGTCATCCTCACAGTTTGCAAATCCTGGTATCCACGGTCGTAGTAGATTTATTACTCCTGTGTGATGCGTATTGCATAATGTAGCTGTGATGGCATCACAATTAAAGTCAACTTCATAGTATGCCGGACGACCACAATTTACCCATTCACAACTACCAATTTGTAATCGTTGTGTAGGGTTTGGGTCTTGCTGTACTGAATCCATATTATGCATCCCTCCCTTTAATCCATATCCTATAGCCCATGAATGTTTCCAGCTTGTGTGCTAAATCTTCGGCGTTCTCTCTGGTTACTGGACGGCCAGTATTTTTAACCTCCTCAAAAGCCAGTACATACGCCTGATTGATGTTTAGCCAGATACCGATAGGCTTGTGGATGTAATACTCACGGAATGATTCGAGTAGACCCAAAAACTCATGTGTATCAGTAAAGAGGTCGTTTGTCAGGTCGAGAGTTACTGCATGTTTGCCAGTTGCAGGGTCATCTATTCTTGAGATGACTACATCGGATGCTATTTTCATATATTCCTTTCATTTAACGGCTCAGGGATTCTTAGGTCATCACCGGCAGTAGTCGATCTGCCCATTTATAGACTGATATTGATTGCACGACTACCTGAGCCTTACTGACACTATACACCTATTAAAGTATCTTGACAAGTATCTAAATAGGGCGTATGCTACAACAGTAATCAATAAGGAATACAAACAACATGACAATCAAAGAACACGCAGCATTAATCCCCCGACCTAAATTAGAGGCCGTAGAGGTAGGTGAAAATCAATATACGTTCAATGTAGCCTCCACAGCTATAAAAGCTGTCCAGGAGCCTGTGCGTAGCCCAGAAGTACCAATAGAACAGCCAGTTGTACCAGCACTCTACGGCAAGCAACTATTTAAAGACACTATCAAAGCTAAGATCTTTGACTTACGTTGGAAGACCAACGAATACGAGGAACTGGAAGCTCGCCGATTGGAACAGCGTCGCTTACAACTTCGTCAGTCACTCGGTACAATGCCAGTAGACCGTTGTGCTAAGCATCAGCACCTTGTTGACCAGATGACCCGCTAATGCTAATCTGCTTATGTTACCTGGCCGTGGAATCTAAAGCGAAGTAGATAGCCTGGTAAAGTACATGTCATTTACCCCCATAAATACATAGCCAAGGCTCCTTGCCGCGGCACCATTTAAAAACCCCAACCGTAAGGAAGGGGTTTTACTTTTGTTTAGGGCGGTATTACGGCCGCTTAGCCCGATGTCTGTTTTCGATATACCGACTATCTAGCCAGCAAAACAGGTGAGTCTTGGTTGTTTAAATTGTGAAGCATACCTTGATTTGAGTGTAACACTACATGTAATGGTTATGCAAATTATTTATGCACTCTAGCAACCACGGCCAAGTGGTTAATTGTTATTTAACTGATCTATCGTCGTTTATCTTGTCAAAACCCTTTTCATAGTCAGGGTATTTATCTTTGCGCCATGCATCTCGCACACTGTCGGGTAAGCCGTACCATTCCCATACCGTATTCATGAACAAGCCACGGGCAGCCTTACGCTGTGTCTCGTCGCTGAACGTCGCATCTACCAGAGTGAGGACTTTGCCTATTAAGCTGTTTATCGTACCTATATGAATTACAGGGTCGATATTATCGCTAACTTGCCGTTCACCATTTTCATCTGCATCAAAGTCATATTCGACAACCGCTTGTATATGCTGGCTGTCTTTTAGCGTAATACTCGGAGTTAAAACTTCGGTAGTACCACTAATATAAGGACTGGTTTCCGTACCATGACCTTCCATAATAACGAGCTTTACTTTACTCATACTTGTTCTCTTTTCTAAACTAAACTTGGCCGTGAATGTCAAAGTACTGAGTTCATTATACTACAAATCCCCCAGCCACTTTGTCCGTTGCTTCTCAGCCCTAAGGACGTCCTCATCCGGGATGTTGACTCGGGGTATCGTTACAATACCCTTCCACTGCCTACTGCCCTTAGACGGCTTCTTAGGCGGTTTAGCGGCTTCTTTAGCGGCACGGAGACGGGCAGCTTTAGCTAGGCGCTTTTGCTGGAGACGCTCGCCGTAGCTGATTATTCTTTGAGGTACGTGTATGTATTTATTGGGCATGAGTGGTATTATACAACGTCAGTAATTCCAATCTTTGGAAGTCTTCTCTAGCGTCATGATAAAACCTATGCCCTCTATAAATTCCCGTGCTAGTTCTTCGGCTTTAGGTGGATAGGACTTCTGAATACTGTTGAATAACGCTACTTTGTCGATCATACTGGGTATGCTGTCGTAGTGGGTATTTACATCAGTCGTGAGAGTAGCAATCATCTTGATATGCGCCATCTTCTCCATGTCATCATAGTAGTTGTCGTGCAGATAGTTGATGACTGCTTCGCCGTTCTTTTCGCTATAGCTCATACTTCCTCCTTAGATTTCAATGGCGATGGTATGACTTTGGTCAACTGAAACGTCACACTCCGCCGCTTAAACCGTACCACCTCACCGGAGGCAGCAGCATCGAGGTACTGGGCAAGGGCACGTTGAACCTCGTGGGAGGTGGGAAGGTTAGTCATGATTTATTCAACCTATCAATAATCTCATTCAGTTTATCTTGTACATCGAAAATGATAGGCTGGGCTGCTTGACTGACACGCATACCTTCGTACTTACTCAAGTCTAATCGTTTAATCGTTGGTAGCTTAGGAGTAGGTTTCAGTAGTTTGCTCCAATCAACAGGTTTAGCAATAGCCTGGCTTATTTGAGCCATTCTAGCTTGTTGAATGTCATGATGGTTTTTTGCCTTTGCATCATTAGTTGTCATACAGGGAGTGTAGAGCAGTGTTTAGATATTGTCAAGGAACTTGATAGTTTTATAGCCACTAGCCTGATACTGCTTTGTGTGATATTATGCAGGTTGACGAGTTCGTTCCAACTTACTTGTCAAAATCACTATTAAGTGTTGCCAAGTAAGGGCGCTTCGTGCTACTATATTTGTGGAACGAACCCAAAAGACCCATCTGGCAACAGAGAGGGTCTTTTACTTTTATGGGACAACAAACCGAAACGCCACTGTACGCTACATTGCTTTATGGCATACGTAAACAACTTGATATTACCTGGAATGAATATGTGTATCTCGATATGGTCTATCACCTCAGTAAAGACGGTTGGTGCTATAAGTCGCTTGATAATGTAGCTTCTGATCTCGGCATGGTAAAGAGTGGTGTACAGAAAATGCGAAACCGGCTTATAGAGAAGGGACTACTAAAAAAGAACATCAAAGGACACGTAAAAACTACTGTTATGTACCACTCAGTACTACGGACGCCAAATGAACGTACCACTCAGGAAACGAAACGTACCACTCAGTACC